CATGTGACCGACAAAAGCCACAACACCATCTATGGCCGTTACAACAAGGGCACCATCTATATGCCACAGGAACGCAAGTACATTCTTGAGGTGGACAGCGTGAGCATGAGCGTTAGAAAATGATAATTTACAATTGAAATGGCAAAGAAACAAGAAGAACAAACCAAAACCCCACAGCAAACGGAATGGCCAGTCGTGAAAGACGGAAAGTTCGTATGCAGTGACGGTCAGAAGTTCGCTGACGGTTATTTCGCCAGTGAACATCAGAAACAATTAAACAAACAATAGTATTATGGGAAAGTTAAATGATATAAGATTCACGAAAACCAATGGCGGCATGGGCAGAACCGCCGCCAGTGAGGACCCCATCAGCGGACTTATCTTCGGCGGTTTCGGAGCCAGTGTACTCACATTCGGCACCGATGACGGCAACCTGAAGGGTTTTGATCCTATCGACTCGACCCCTACAGGCTATATTAAAAAGTTCCAATATGTGGAACAATGTGCCGAAGCCGGTATTGAATGGACAGAAAACGGCAGTGGTTCCGGTAGCCAAGGTGCACTTACCGATGCGGAAAAAGCCAAAAACGCATTGTATTACCATATCAGCGAATTTTTCCGCATGAATGAGGAAGGTGTGCTGTATGTGATGATCAAGGCTGGAGCAACTGCAGCGGCATACGGAGATGTTACTGTACTACAGGATTATGCTGACGGTAAAATCCGCCAGTGTGGTATTTTCAACTCCACTTTGATAGCTATCGCAGACCTTCAGACTGCTCTTACTGCTCTTGAGAAGAACCATAAGCCTATGATTGTCGTGGAAACCTACGACGGATCATCGGTGACTATGATGACATTGACAGGGACAAGCCTTGCCGCTGCCGGCAAGTGCAATGTGTCTGTATTGATTGGCTGTGACGGAGACGCTACCTTGGCTGACAATCTGGGAACATACGCCAATTACGGATGTATTGGCGCGTGCATCGGTTCCATCAGCAAGGCTGCGGTGAACGAGTGTATTGCCTGGGTGCAGAAATTTTCATTGGGTCTTAAAGCTCCGGCATTGTTCAACGGACTGTTGATCAAGAATGTGACAACTGCCAATCAAGAGCTTTTGAATGACAACCGTTACATCTTCGTGCTCACCCATGTGGGCGACGCTGACAACTATTTCAACGACAGTCACACTTGTGATGTTGTAACCTCCGATTATGCCTATATTGAGAATGTACGCACTATCGACAAGGCCTGCCGTGGCGTGCGTGCCAACCTGCTGCCGTACCTTAACGCTCCGCTGAAGGTGGACGCCGAAACCGGCAAACTGGACGCTACGATGGTGGCGTTCCTGGAAACCACTGCCGGCAAGGCTCTTGAGGACATGGAGAAAGCAGGAGAGTTGAGCGGCTACAAAGCCGAAATCGACCCCGAGCAAAATGTGCTCAGCACCGGCGAGATTGAAGTGGTCATCAAACAGGTGCCCGTAGGTGTGATGCGCAAAATCAATGTGAAAATTGGATTTTCAACTAAATTATAGAAAGGAGCAAGAACATGAATGGTATCCCTTTAATTAACGGTGTTGAATACAGCTGGGCAGATATTGCCTGCATGATAGCAGGTGTGCCCGTCACAGGAATCACAGCTATCAAGTATGATGACGACCAAGAAGTGGTCAACAACTACGGTGCGGGGCGTTACCCCGTGAGCAGAAGCAAGGGAAGAATCACGGCTTCTGCGTCTATATCGCTCTATACATCCGAGATTGTTGCCATTCAGGAAAAATCAGTGAATGGCCGTCTTCAGGACATTCCCGCATTTGACATTATCGTTTCCTACATACCGACAGACGGAGGCAAGATTATCCATGACAAAATCAGAAACTGCCAGTTCAAGAAAAACCTTCGAGACTGGTCTGAGGGTGACACAGGCAAGTCTGTGGAATTGGAATTGGTGCCAAGCCATATCGAATGGGGTAAATAATCCTTAAAACTGTATAATCATGAGCAAAGAAGTTGAAATTATTGTAAAAGACGGGGACAAAGAATACTCGTGCAAGGTACACCGTCCCGACATCGCCACCTTGAGCCGTGTGAACAAGCTGAGCAAGACCGACGAAGTGTTGGCCGCTCAGGAAATGCTGAAAGGCTGCTGGGTAAGTGGTGACACAGAAATCCAGAACGATGCCTATCTGATGACGGCTGTCGTTGGCAAAATGAGCGTTTTGCAGGAAGGGGTGACCGCTGAGCTAAAAAACTGATAGAGGCATTCACCATCGGCTCCGATGACAACGCATCGTCGGAGCTGATGAGGATGAGTGCCTTGATCAGGACAAACCTCGGTGCGGATCCGGAAAGAATGGACAGCCTTCAATTTGCCGAAGCCTACAGCCAAGCAATATGGATTGAGGAGTTCAGAATGAGGAACCAGGCGGAAATGCTGGCCGCCATGTTTGGAGGAAAGAAAGGGAGTGGTTAGAACCAATGGCCAAGAGCTTTGCGGATGTCTTTAGGCAAAGACCCACTATCACCAGCATGAGATTTTGAATGGCCCAGAGCAATTCCGGCAATGACCAAAAACCAAAAGACCAAAGCGATTACAAGTCCTATCATATTTGAAAAGAATTTCAGTGCGGCAAAAATAAGAAATATTTTGACACAATGGCAAATCAAACTGTAAATTTCACAATCAATCTTGACGGCAATGCCTATACCGGCATCGCCCAGATAGATGCTGCTTTGGGAAATGTGCTGGTAAATGCCAAGAATACAAAAAGCTTTTTTGAGAGATTTAAGACAGCCGCATTCAATTTCGACGTAATCACAAACGCCATAGGAAAGGTTTCGCAAGCATTCCAATCAATGGTGGGTTCCTCGTTGGATTTCGAGCAACAGCAGGCCAATATGCGCACGCTGCTGAACGGCGACGCGGAGGCCACCGACAACCTGATCGGCAAAATCAGAGAATACGGCAAGGCGACGGTGTATGATCGTAGCGGCCTAATCGAGGCGCAGAAGACGATGATGGCCTTCGGCCTTGATGCAGAATTTGCATTCGGCAAACTGAAGAATATCGGTGACATCGCCTTGGGCGATTCTCAAAAGATGAACTCGTTGGCATTGGCCTTCAGCCAGGCTACCAGCAGCGGAAAACTGATGGGGCAGGACCTGATGCAGATGATCAATGCCGGATTCAACCCGTTGGAGGTTATCAGCCAAAAGACCGGCAAAAGCATGGCTCAGCTCAAAGACGAAATGAGCAAGGGCGGCATCAGTGCCGATTTGCTCGCCCAGTCGCTGGAGTGGGCCACAGAAGAGGGAGGCCGCTTCTACCAGGGGGCGGAGACCGCCGCAGAGACCACCGCCGGCAAGATCGCCAAGATGAAGGACCAGATCGATGACTTCAAGATCAGCCTGTTTGAGTGGAGCCATGGAGCGACCGCATGGGCAGCGGAGTTAGGAAACATGTTTGTACCCTTATCTCAGTCGATACCGCTTCTAAAAGGGATTTACAATATTTCGGCAAATGCTTTCAAATGGTGCGGTGCTCATTGGTCTTCCTTCGTGAAATTGGTGAAGACGGGCGTGGTGAACATTGCAATGAACATGGAGATTCTGAAATTCTCCATTAAGTCGGCGGGAGGGTTCTTCCCGTGGCTCCGGGGTGTGGCCACTGCCGCGTGCAGAGGTATCGGTGTGGCCATCGGCAGCATACCCATTGTGGGCTGGATTGCCATCGCCATGCCCGCCATTACGGCATTCACCGCATGGCTATACACCAAGTTTGAGGGTGTACGGAACTGGCTGGACGGGATAGGGGCCGCAATACTGATGCTTGTTCCACCGTTGGGCATGGTCATCAATCTTGTGACTTCGTTCATCAAGCACTGGGACAGCGTGAAGACCGCCTTTACCGATGGCGGCATCCTCGCAGGCATCAAGCGTATTGGCTTTGTCATCATCGACGCAATGCTGAAGCCCGTACAGGCATTGCTTGAGTTGCTGTCGAAAATCCCAAAACTTGGCCACCTGGCCCAAAAAGGTGCCGACAGGATTGCGGAGATTAGAAACAATCTGGACAATGCGACCTACGTCACACCAAAGGCAAAAGCCGAGGAATCCACATCGGTGCTTTCTCCTGGTAAGCCGGGGGCGTCATCGGGAACTGGCAGTGGCAAATTGGCCAAAGGAAACCTTGGCAGCACCGCTGGCACTGTGGCCGGAAAAGCCCAACAGATTAACATCACCCTTGGCAGTATGGTAGGAACGATGAACTTCAATGGGGTATTAAGTGAAAACCGAGCCAGTGTGGAGCAAATACTGACCGAAATGATGGCAAGAATATTAGGTATGGCAGAAACCGCAGCTTAAAAAAGAAAAGATATGTTGATAGAACCTCTTCCGAACTTACCTCTCGTCCCTGTTACCTTTGTGACAGCCGCCAAATACAACGCTTCCGGCTTGAGAAAGCGTCCTAATGACGCCACTCCATATCCTTTGGTGTCCGGAAAGGATTTGTATGGTAAAGACATGGTTGTTTCCCTATCTATGAGAGGCAAGGAGGATAATTTCTATTTCAAGGAGGCCGTGGTGAATGTGAGCCGAGAGCGCACGATTGTGGCCACACCTGTGCTCAACGGAAAGGGCACTGTTAAGGAGATGATTACAGAAGGCGATTTTAGCCTCTCCATATCGGTAGCTGTCACCAGCACATCTGAAGACGGTGATTATGACGGTTATGCCACAGGAATCTACGACACCTACCCTTACATGGGTGTTGAACGGTTGCGCAAGCTGCTCGACAAACCTGAAAGAATAGACATTGTGAGCGACTTTTTGAAACTGTTTGACCTGGATGGCGGCGATTTTGGCATCATCGTGCAGAGTTACACCGTGAACCAGGATACCCACCTGAACCGTCAGGTGTTTGAAATACAAGCCTTGAGTGATTATGATTATAACCTGTTAATCAAAGAGTGATGTATCTGTTGAACTGGCATATTAACATCGGGAAATACAGTGTGAAGACCTTGAAGGAGGTGAAAATCAACACCTCGGTGCTGAACCTGAGTGACACTGCCACCATTGAGATGCCGGGACAGTATCTGAACACCTGGCGCAAGATTGAAGACAAGGTGCATGTGGGTGACGCTGTGACTATCCAGTTAGGCTATGACAATGACCTTGAAACAGAGTTCACAGGGTATTTAAAACGCATTTCAAGAGACAATAATTCGCTGGTTCTGGAATGTGAAGACGCACTTTATCTGTTGGATAAAAGAGTGGATGAAATGGAGTACAAATCCATAATGCTGAAGGACCTATTGCAGAAAGTTCTGTCGCAAGTGGATCCGGAAATGACTGTGGATTGTGACTACGATTTCACCTACGAGAAATTAGTGGTGTTCAAGAGTACCGCTCTCGATGTGTTGAAGAAGGTGCATGACGACACCAAGGCCAATATCTGGTTCGAGGGGAAAACCCTGCATGTGCACCCGGTGTATCAGAAGAAGGAAGGTGAAAAGCCTGTTATCTACGACATGGAAAAGAACGTGCAGAGCAACGAACTGAAGTGGAAGGATGATACAGATAAGAAAGTAACAGTAGAAGTGAAATTCGCTGGCGCTGACGGGAAACTCACAACAAAAGAATATGGT